TGTGGCTCGATGAAGAGGCGCCGCTGGCGGTGCATGCCGAGGCGCATCTGCGCATTATGCCCACCGCCTCCTTTGTCGGGGGCATCCTCCTCAACACCTTTACGCCGCTCCAGGGGCTCTCAGAGACGGTCCTCGAATATCTCCCGGATGGGCAACTCCCCCAGGGAGAGCAGGCCGGTATGCAGTACGTCGTCAATATCACCTGGGACGACGTGCCACACCTCTCCGGCGCCGATAAGGCGCAGTTTCTGGCGGCGATTCCGCCCTATCAGCGCGACGCCCGCACGCGCGGCCTGCCGGTGCTGGGCGCCGGGGCGATCTATCCCGTGCCGGAAGACGATTACCTGGTCGACGATTTCGAGATCCCGAAACATTGGCGCCGCGCCTATGCCCTCGACGTGGGGTGGAACCGGACGGCCGCCTTGTGGGGCGCGTATGATCCCGAGCAGGACCGCTGGACGCTCTACCACGAGCACTACGGCTCGCATGCCGAACCCTCCATTCACGCGCGGGCCATCCAGGCGCCGGGGGCGTGGATCCCTGGCGTGATCGACCCGGCGGCGCGGGGGCGCGGGCAACGCGATGGGCGCCAGCTCATGCAGGATTATCAGGATTTAGGCCTGCGTCTCACCGAAGCGCTGAACACGGTGGAAGCCGGGCTCTACCAGGTGTGGGAGCGCTTCTCGACGGGGCGTCTGAAGGTGTGTCGCTCGCTCGCCAACTGGCGGAAAGAATGCCGGCTCTACCACCGGGACGAGCACGGCACCATTGTCAAAAAGGACGATCACTTGATGGATTGTACGCGCTACCTGGTGATGAGCGGGGCGGACGTGGCGACGGTGCAGACGCCGCAGGGCGCCGCGCCGCCGCCTCCTCCCCAGGGGCCGCCGTGGCAACGCGAGGCGTTCTTTCGCGCGCAGCGGGGAGGGCGGTAACGTATGGCGGACCCCACCCTGGCTCCCTTGACGCGGGAGGATCGTGCAGACGTCTCTCCGACGACGGACGCGCAGATCCTGGCGACTGCGCTGGCCAGATTCAGGCACGCGGCTGATGCGGAACAGGAGGAAAGAGCACAGCAGCTCCATGCGCTGAGGTTTCGTGCTGGGGAACATTTCCCCCCAAGCCGAGCGGGATCTGGCGAGGCGTATGCGGGGCCACTCCTCACCGTGGACCGGCAGCGCCAGTACCTGAACCAGGTGATCAACGCCTATAGAAAGAACCCGCTGTCTATCCGCATCCGGCCCAAGTCGGGCGGGGCCACCAGGCAGGTAGCCGAGCTCCTCGAGGGGCACGTGCGCTCCATCGAGCAAGAAAGCGAGGCGGCCATTGCGTACACGAACGCCCTGGACCACGCCGCCTCGATGGGACTGGGCTACTTTCGGCTGCGTACCGACTACGCGGACCCCTGGAGTTTTGACCAGACCGTGCACATCGAACCCCTGCCGAACCGCTTTGCGGTGTTCATGGACCCGGGCGCGACGCATCCGGCAGCCCTCGACGCCGACTGGTGCTTCGTCACCTCCATGATGAGCCGTGAGGCCTTCATGGCGGAGTACGACTGCCAGCCGCCGTCCGCGGGCGAGTGGTCTGCGCTGGGCAATGACCGGGAGTGGTACACCGCCGGCGAGGTGCAACTCGCCGACTACTACTACCGGACCTGGGAGCGCACCGAGCTCGTCCGCATGCCGGGTGGCACGGTGCTGCCCACCGAGGGCCTGGAGGATATCGACCCGGCGTGGCCGCGGCGCGTCACGCGCCTGCCGCAGGTGTGGTGGGTGCAGCTCTGCGGCCAGGCCCTCCTGGAGAAGTCTCGCTGGGTGGGGGCGTACATTCCCGTCATTCGCGTCGAAGGCGACCGTCTCGTGGTCGACGGGCAGATGCAGCGCACCGGCATGATCCAGGCCTCGATGACGCCGGCCCTCGCCTACGACTACTTTTTCTCCAGTCAGACCGAAGCGATCGCGCTCGCCCCCAAAGCCCCGTGGCTGGTCTACGCCGAACAGATTGCTGGCTATGAGGCGTATTGGAACCGCGCCAACGACGCCTACCAGCCGTACCTCCTGCACAAGGCGGTGAGTATCAACGGGCAACTCCTGCCGCCGCCGCAGCGCGCCACCGTGGAGCCCGCCATCCAAGCGATCACCGCCGCGCTGGGCACCGCCGACGAGGCGATTCGCGCGAGTCTGGGGATGTACGCGCCGTCCGTCGGGCAGCCGCAGGGCGACCAGAGCGGCACCGCCATCCGGCAAGAGCGCACGCAGGGGGATCAGAGCACGTTCAATTTCGTCGATAATTTAGCGTGGTCTATCAGAGCGTGCGGCATGCAACTCGTGGACGTGTTACGCAAGCTCCATGCCGGTCCGACGGAACTCAGGCAGGTTGCCACGGATGGGACGGTCAGTATGGCCAAAGTGAATCAACCAACGCAGGACAGTGCGGGCGAGACACAGACCCACATGCTTGGGCAAGGTCAATTTGATGTGGTCGTGTCGAGCGGTCCCGCGTTTTCGACCCAACGCGAGATGTCTGTCGAGAAGTTGGGCTTGCTCGCACAGGCGCAGCCCGACCTCGTACCGCTCTATAGTGATTTGTGGGTGTCCGACATGGACATCCCCCACTCAGACGAGATCTCGGCTCGCCTGAAGACCGTTGTGCCTGCCCCTGCTTTGGCTGCGACCAAGGATGCGAACCCTGAAACCCGTGTCGCCCAGCTCCAGAACCAACTCACGCAGTTGGGAGAGCAGTTTACACAGCTTCAGGAACAAATGCAGCAAGGGAAAGCGACAGAAGAAGCTGCGGTGCAACAAGTAAAGCTTCTCGAGCAGTCTGTCGCAACCATGCAAGCTCGTTTGGCTGACAAATCGACTGAAAACCAGCTTGCAGCACAAAAGAACCAGCAGCAGTATGACATTGACGTAGGCAAGTTGCGGATTGAAGAGCAAAAATTGATGCTTCAGATGCAGCAAATCACGACGAACAATGGACAGGAGGCGTTGGGTGCGCCTCGGTGACCTGGCGCGGGCCGCCTACGTCGCGTACGGCGAGGCGCGTGGCTGGACAGACGGGGACTTTGACGACATCCCCCCCTGGGGCGACCTTGACCAGCAGACGCAGGGCGCCTGGATGGCTGCCGTGGCGCGTATTGCCGAGGGATTGGGGACGAGGGAGGAGGGGCCATGCCCATAGAAGCGTACGTATTGGCCGACGATGGCGCCCATATTGCCGTCAGTCGTGGTGACGCGCCGACCACTCCAGCGGACCCGGGGGACGCCTCTGGTAGCGCAGGAACAGGCACGCCTGCTGACACGGGAGCCTCAGCACCTCCACAGTCTACCCCTCCTCCAGATTCGGGCTTGGCGGCGCCGGACGCGGGGGAGGGGGACGACGCAGATGTGCCTGAAGCCGCCACGATGGATTACGTCGCCAAACGCATCAACCGCCTGAACGCCCGCTACCGCTCTGAGCAGCGCGCCCGCGAGACCGACAGAGTGGCCGCCGAGCAGCGCCTCGCCCAGCAGCAAGGCCAGATTGAGACCCTTACCCGCCTGCTCCAGGGCGCCGCGCCGGACCTGCCGCTTGCCCCAGCCCAGCCGACCGGCCCGCCGCAGGCCGAGCAGTATACGGATCACGACACGTATCTCACGGCCAAAACGCGCTACGAGGCGCAGCAATTGCTGGGCGAGGAGCGCCAGCGGGCGCAGCAGCAGGCCGCGCAGCAGCAGCTCATGGAGCGCGAGGCGGCCTTTAAGCAGGCCCACCCGGATTTTGACGACGTGGTTCGGCAGGGCTTAGCCGGCAAGGTCGCCCCGCATGTCCAGCAGGCCTTGATGATGCTCCCCGAGGGTCCGGCGCTGGCCTATACCCTGGCGCAGCAGCAGGACCTCGTGACGAAACTCAACACGCTGCCGCCACCGCTGGTGTTCGCGGAACTCGGGCGCCTCATGCCGGGGACGCTCATCCCTGGCGCCACCGGCGGGGCGCCGGACGGGACCCCGCCGGCGCCCCCGGATCGTAGTCCGGGGCAGGCGCCGCTCCCCGAGCCGATGCGGCCGGTGGGGGGCGGGGGGAGTCCGGCGCCCCCGGCCTATTCCGACGCAATGTCCCAGGAGGAATACCGCGCGTGGAGAGCGCGTACGTCGCAGTTGCCGCAGTGGAAGGACAGAGGGTAGAGGAAGACAGCCGCCAGAGAGAGCCGCCACGCAACAAAGGAGCCGCCAATGATCACGACACGCTAACTGCCGCCTAGAACGGTGAGTATTATGCCAAACATCACCCTGACCATCGGTATGATCACACGCGAATTGCTCGAATGCGCGATGAATAACATGGTTTTCTGCAAAGGGATCCTGCGCAAATATTCCAGTGAATTCGCTGAGCCTGGGAACAAAATAGGACCGACATTGTCCATTCGGCTCCCGGCGCAGCTGCGCACCGTCAGCGGCCCGAACCTCCAGGTGCAGGACTATGTTGAGCAGTCAGTCCAACTTACCATAGATCAACAAGAGCATGTTGACCTGCAGTTCAGCTCGTTCGAGATGACGCTCTCACTCGATGATTGGCGCCGGCGCATTGGCACGCCCTCCGGCATTGTCCTGGCCAACAAGGTGGACAGTTTTGGCCTGGGCCTGTACTGGGCCGTGCCGAACGCCGTGGTGTCTCCGGCGCCCTCGCCCACCACGAGCAAGTGGCGGGCCTACCTCCAGGCCGGGGCCACGCTGGCCGACAATGGCTGTCCGGCTGACGGGACCTGGCGGGCCATCCTCAATCAGTGGGAGCAGGTCGAGGTGGTCAATGAACTGAAGGGCCTGTTCCAGTCCTCCGAACAGATTAAGCGGCAGTACGAGCGCGGCCTCATGGGGGACTCGGGCGGGCTCACCTGGGTGTGGGACCAGAACGTCTCCATCCACACCGCCGGCCCGGCCGGGGGCGCCCCGCTCTATGCCACGACCGTCGCCGGAGGCGCCTCCATTACCGTCACGGGCTTCACGGCCGCGGCGGCGCTGCGCCTCAACAAGGGCGATCTGTTCACCATTGCGAACGTCAACGGCGTCAACCCGGTGGGGCTCCAGACGACCGGCAAGCCGCGCCAATTCACCGTCACGGCCGACGTGAACAGCGCCGCCGACGGCACGGCCACCATCCCCATCTACCCGCCGAT